CCTGCAAAGCCAATGAATTACAACTACACGGTTGAACAAGTGCTTGATACAGGCAGCCAGATTACCGTGTATTTCAAAAAAGAAGCCGGAGCCATAAAAGCATGAGCGACAAGATTTCCATAAATATTTTCAGCCGGTCGTCCATTGAGAATGCAAAGCAACTTCTTATGAAAAAAGCCGGTGCAATTGATGGTGGGACAAGAAAAGCAGTTGAAGAGCTTACTAAGATGGGCTACGAATACATGATGACAATCGTACCTTTCGAAAGCGGCGATCTTGCAGGCAGTATTTCGTGGGAGTATGACCAGTCAATGAACACCGGGAGAATCCTAATTGGTTCCTCATATGCAATATTTGTTGAGTACGGTACCGGAATAGTGGGGGCAAGCAATCCGCACCCGGAGCCTGCTCCCGGATGGAAATACGACGTAAACGGACACGGAGAAAAGGGCTGGACATACTTTGATGAAAAGCAAAACCGATCCCGGTGGACAAAGGGAGAACCGGCTCACGCTTTCGTGTACCGTACCCGTGAGTTTATGCGGCAATATGCCGGAGAAGCATTGAAGGTGAGTATGGGACATGCTTGATCTTACAAATGAGCTTTACAACAAAATAAAGTCTGCCGTTTTGAAGCTGTATCCGAACGCACTGGTTGAAAAGAAATACCAGGCAACGACAACAACTTTTCCATACGTTACCATTGCTGATCTTGATAACACGGAAACATCCCACAATCTTAGCTATGGGGAACGGCAGTCGCAAGCGTCATGGAAAATCGACATTTACGCAAATCACAGTACCGGTGAGATTGTTGTAAAGAAAATTCGTGATGCAATAGTGCCGATCATGGAAGATCAATATCATTTGAAGCGTATTACGGCAAAACCGGTTGACAATGTGCTTGATACAACGATTTACCGATATATGCTGATTTATCAGTGCAAAATCGACGAGTCTAGAAAAATCATTTATTCTTAAATTTTTGGAGGGATACATATGCCTGATACTCCTATTGCAATTTCGGATGTTGGTACCTATTTGTACGCGGAAGGTGCAACGGCTGGGAAATATGAAAAACTGGTTGACATTACGTCTGCCCCGGCAACAGGTTCCGCGCCCGGAAAAATTGATGCAACAACGCTGTCTGATACCCAAAAAAAGTATATTTCAGACCGCCCGGATACACCTGATTATGAATTCGGGTACAACTACACTAAGGACAACTTTGCCAAAGTGGTTGCCGCAATCAGTCTGACCGTCGCAAAGAACTATTTGATTGTCTATCAGGACGGAAGCGGAGAAAAATTCTCCGGAACAGGAGCTACTTGGAAGGAAGGGGTAAGCGAAGGCAAAAAGGATGAAGCCAAAATTTCGTTTGCCGTTGCGTCCCATGAACATGTGGATGATACGTCTGCGCTGATTTCTGCATCCTGATTTTTAATTATGGAGGAATAGAATAATATGGCAGCTTTTGATGTAAATGTAGAGAATAAGACCTATAAAATGTTCTTCGACCGTGGCAGCGTGCGCCAGTATGAGGAAATGGGCGGCCAGCTTACCGACATGAAAGAAAAAATGTTCAGCACTACAGACCGGCTTTTCTATGTGGGGCTTCGCAGATTCCACCCGAATATCAGTCCGGCGGAAGCGGCGGAAATTTCCGACAAGGCCATTGAAGAGTTTGGAATTGAGTCCGTGTATGAGGCTCTTATCAATCCCTTTATGGAGGTTTTTACGCAGGGCGGGAGCAATGCCTCGACCGGGAAGAAATTTCTCGTCAGCAAAAGTCCCAAGGCGTAAGCTCCGAAAATTTACCGTCCCCAACAGAGTATTTTGAGAAGAACCTGCTTCCCATTGCCTTAATCGTAGGCTGTCCCATCAATGAATTCTGGTACGGGGAGCCGAGACTGTTCTGGATTTATGTAAAGATCTACCGAGAACAAAAGCGGAATGAACTGCGCCAGATCAATACGGCGGCATGGATTCAAGGACGGTATGTGGCTGCCGCAATTAACGCTTGCTTTGCTAACAATGTGCAGTATCCTCAAAAGCCGTTGGACATTTTTGGAAAGCAGAAGGCAGACGAGCAAAAGGAACTTCCAGATAAGCACTCTGCGGTTGAGGACAGCATCCGTGCACAGTCGGCCAGAATTGACGCAGTTTTAACAAAAACGTGCAAGAATTCTCCCACCTCTGAGGTGGTGAGATGAATTGCTCTCATATAATAAAACATATATAAGAACCGTAGGGACTACGGGGATAGCCTGTTGAGACTTAGTAGGTTACTACTATTGAGCAG